GTCATCACTCCATGGTGCAACTTCACCACTTACACACCAAGTATATGCTAATAATACGTTAGCATCACTATTACACACAGCTACACGCACATTATTTGGACAAAAAAATGTATTCACTACAGCTAATGTAAGATTACGTGAATATGCAACAGGGTCAGGTGTGAATATGTTATCAATTTCACGCTCAAAATGTGTTTGTGCCATAGCAACCATGCTAGGTACATCATTTCCATCTGCTAATCGCCAATTATAATGCATATGGTATTTAATATTTGAAAAGAAAGGATAAATAAGATTATGGACGACGATATTGAAGTTAAATTTACAGTAGAACCACCACAACCACCTAAGAAAAAATGGGCAGGTAAGGGTGGTGCAAGAAAGGGTGCGGGTAGGAAGCCTGGCTCTAAGTCGATTGTTACTGTAAAAGGTTTACTAGAAGAACTAACAGCCAAAACAGGTCAAAGTTACGAAGAAGTATTGATACAAGATTTTTTAGATGCACGTGGTACAAAAGATCAAACATTAATGGTCAAATATCACAACTTAATTCTTAATAAGGTGATGAATTCACTTAATAAAGTTGAACTTGTTGATAATGGTGCAAGCGTAGAAGCTAAACAAGCAGCATTTACTGCAGCACTAGAAAAGATTTTAACGAGCAAGGAATAAATACAATATGCCACTTAAAAAATCATCATCAAAAGAAGCATTTAAGAAAAACATTGCTACAGAAGTTAAGGCAGGTAAACCTGTTAATCAGGCTGTGGCAATCGCATATGATGTTAAACGTAAGGCTGCTGCTAAAAAGGGCAAAAAGTGAAACAAGGTTTATATGCAAACATTCATGCAAAACGTGAGCGAATTGCTGCGGGTAGTGGCGAGAAGATGCGTAAGGTTGGTAGCAAGGGTGCGCCTACAGCTAAACAATTTAAGGAGGCTGCTAAAACAGCCAAAACAGTAAAAGGAAAGAAAAAATGAAATATGGTAAAGTAGATCCCGCAACAGGTGCAGCAAGTCCTGGTTTCTCACGTGGTAGCGACAAATATGCTAAAAATCAGTGGAGTGGACATTCTAATGATGGTCGTTTAGTTAATTTTAAACGTGGTCCAACTACAGGTAATGATGGTACATGTCATGATCCTAGTGGCGGTCCTAGTGTTACTAAAGACAAATATCGTGCTGCACCTACTGATGCAATGCCTTCAAAGATGAAATACAGTAATCCTGATTATATCAATGGTGGTGCACAAGTTCGTGGTAGTGGTTCAACAAATGTTAAAAAACCAAGTAACATTGATCGCATTAATGTCAGTGGTTATAGCATGGGTGATGGTAAGGTTACCAAAGGTAGTCGCCCTGTAGCAACAGGTCAAATGGACAATGTTAACTACGGACCTAAGAAACAATACTAGGAATAAAACATGAGTCAAATTATCATCAATGGATTACCAACCGTATTATTAGGTGATGGTAATCTTAACACAGGTAATGTTACATTAACTGACGCAATAAATCCATTTACAGGTGGTATGGGTGTTACAACCATTAAAGTACAAAATAGTAGCAATACTGATGTTGCTGATTTTGGTTTTATTAGTGAAGCTGTAACATATACGTATGAAGCAGTTAGTGGTACAGCTAGCGGTAGTGGAGCTAATGCAACATTTGATGTAACCGTAAATTCTAGTGCTTATATAGTAACATTAAACACAGCAGGTGATGGTTATATTGCAACAGAAACTATTGTCATTGATGGTGCAAGTTTAGGTGGTGCTAATAGTACTAATGATCTTACTGTAACGGTAAGTAATGTTGGTAATGTTGGACAAATCACCGCATTTACATCAGCAGGTACAGTAGCATGGCCTCAAAGTGGTGTTAGCAATACTTTTGTATTACCTAATAGTACAGAATTTATACAAGCAACAAGTGGTAATACACCTGTAGCAGTGTATGTACAAAGTAATTGCGCAAGTGGTAACTTATACGTACAAAGCGTAACTTTAGTAGGATAATAAAATGGAAAAAATGAAATCAAATTATGGTCGTGGTCCTCAAACAGGTAACGCAGGTAATATGACTAAACGTAAAGAGTTTATGTCAGAAAAAAGTAAAACAAATAGCTATCGTAGTGAAATAGCTAAAACAATTACTGATGCGTTAGAAATGCGTGGACGTGGACAAGCAGGTAAAGTTAATCCTGCATTAGAAAGTTTACATGATAAAACAAACACAAAACGTGGTCCTACCAAGGGCAACGCTTAAATAGTAACACATTAGCCAAGCATGGTGTTTGGCTAATTTTTTTAGAAAGGAAATGAAATGAATCGTAAAACGACAAAAGTTGATGAAGATGTATGGGGCACAGAACCCGCAACAGTAGCAGTAGAACCTACTACAATACAACAAAAACAAACACACCTACCTAAATCAGATCATCAATATGACCTAGAAGGTTTAATGACTGATTTTCCAACTGCAAAAGAATTAGAACGTTTTGTATTTGATGAAACAGGTATGGTATTAAATCTAAAAGGTAGAGCAAATAAACTCAAATATCAAGTAGCCATGGATGTGCTTAATGGTGTTGAAGTTGATCCTATTTTTATTGGTAATGAAAATCCATACATTGAAAAAAGTGAAATGGTGCCTGTTGATCCTATTAAAGATCCTCCACCACGTGATGCCACATTACCACCAAAAGAAGATATACAAAACTTATTTTATGTAGCAACATTTCCACATCCTGATCATGAAATGCGTGCACAAGATAAAAAAGTTAATTTATTGTTTAAAAAATACAAGAACGGTATGATTTCTTATGAGATATTAGGTCCATTAGAGGAAAAACCATTCGGTACTAAAATTGACAAATATGGTCGTACTAGACCTGAAGTTATTAAATGGGTAGATCCACGCACAGGCGAACAAGTAGCAGTACGTGAAGATGGTACACTTACACCTATTGGTCGTAGATTACGTGCCACGATGCAAAGTTTTCGTGTTAACAAATCTAATCAGTGGGATGTATGGGTAGATCGTGAATTTGTTACCATTAATGATCGTGTTAAAGATGATCCATGGAATTTAAACTAATGAATAAAGTACGTGATGCACAAATCCATGCAGCATTAGAAAGTGCTAAAGTGCATGATACACTTATTATGCAAAAGGTTAATGCATCACATCGTATTGCATTTAAAGAAAAATTCCCTAATCAATTAGAACACATATTACGCTTATTAACTGAACGCATGCAAAATGGTTTAGATAAGCGTGATAATGTGGTTGTTGATGATGTAACTACATGGAAATTACGTCCTGAAGATTTATATTACTTAAGTGAAGCCATTTATAACATCTATCATGTAAAAGAAATGTTATCTAACGATGATATCCACCGAAACATTAATGAATAGAGCGTTACGATACGCACTTGAATCACAAAATGTAGCCATAGAAACCTATCGTAATTGGCCTAGTAACTTACAAAATAAATTACAAGACTTAGTGTTTAGCGTATGTGATGATATGCGCTATAACCAATTAAAATACTTTAAACCATTTAAACATCAAATAGAATTTTTTGCAACAGGTGATTATGATCGTCGTGGCATACTTGCTGCTAATCGTGTAGGTAAAACAACAAGCACCTGTTATGAAACTGCTATGCATCTAACAGGATTATATCCTGAATGGTGGAATGGTTATCGTTTTAAAGGACCTATTACCGCTATGGTAGCAGGTGAAGGTTGGAGTCAGGTAGCATTAGTATTACAAAATGAATTATTAGGTACACAAGATGTAAAATTACAAGATAATTTAGGTACAGGTGCCATACCACGTAACCATATTATTGTTGATACGATGCGTAATGATGGCGCAAATTGTATTGGTGTAGAAATAAAACATGTTAGTGGTGCACGTAGTTACTTACTATTTGCTAACTATACACAAGAAGTACGTCAATTACAAGGTTTTAAATTAAATTTAGCTGTATTTGATGAACAACCACCTGATGATTTCTTCTCAGAAATTGTTACACGTACTGCCACTACACAAGGTAAAGTACTATGTTCATTTACACCATTAAAAGGTTTAAATGGTCTAGTATCTAAATTTTGGAATAAAGAAAGTGGATACGATTATATTCGTGTCAGTTGGGATGATGTGCCTGAATATGATCCATGGGGTGATCCATTCCTACTCATGGAAACACGTAAACAATTAGAACGTGATTACTTACCACACGAACGTGATGCTCGTATCGCAGGTAAACCTGTTATGGGTAAAGGTGCTGTATTTCAAATACGTGATTGGCCTATCTATAAAACTGCTGAAATCAATTTCTTACAGTTGCCTAACATACATCGTGTTATTGCACTAGACTTAGGATTAGTTAATGATAAAACAGTTATTTCATTGATTTATTATGATCCATACGAACGAACCGCATACTTACACAAACAAATTATTGTGCAAGGCGTAGATGAAGCAGTACCACAACAATATATTAATCACCTACTACGTCCTGAAGTATTCGGTACACCTATTGTACTACCACCTGATGCTAATACAGCAGGACGTTATACCATGTCAAGTAGTTCTATACGTGAATTATTTGAAAATTATGAGTTAAATGTTGTAGAAAAACCTATTATGAACCCACCTGATACCATGGGACGTATTACTAATCATAAAAGTTATGGTATTAATATCATGCGTCAAATGTTAGAAGTTGGTAGCCTTAAAATAAACGAAAATTGTACACATTTCATTACCGAAGCACAAAATTATTTTGTTGATGAAAAAGGTAGATTTAGTGATCCTGATGATTGTATTGATTCAGCACGTTATGGCATCTTAGCATGCTTACAAGGCATAGCTGAACCATGGGATAATCGTAGTCCTAGAGATAGAATTAATTCATACAAAGATAAATACATTAAATATGATGATTCCAATAAACCAAGTTGGAAAAAAACATATAAAATTAACTAGGAATGATTATGGCTCAATTACAACCGCATCAATATAATGCTGCAATGACAGTATATTGTAATACATATGCATCAAGTGGTGCACCTGCTAGTGCAAGGCATGTACATCAATCACAATGGATGTTTAATGGCAAATATTGTGATTTACAATCATTTGCAAATGAGGTATGGCCTGAAGAATGTGAACAAAAAACATTTTTTTTATTAAAATATACAGGTGAATAATGAGTAAGGGTAGCACACCACGTCCGTTTGAGATACCAAGAAAACAATACGAAGATAATTTTGAACGTATTTTTGGTAAGAAACAACCAACACCACAAAACCAACAGAAAAAGCCTAAATATACAAAAGGGTCACAATAATGTTGAATATACAAAATATACCTATTACTAAAATTAATCAGAATAAGGGTATTAATGCTCGTTTTGTACGATTAAAGAATCTTATGGAAACCAAAATGGCTAGTTACCTACGCTATTTAGGTACTAAGAATGCCGTTAATAGAGCATCAGATTATCATTACTTATGTTTAGCAGTTACAGATAGTACTGCTCCTGTTAATGGTATTGATTATATTCACCCAAGTGTTAAACCTGTAGTAGATTATGCTACTGCAGTTATTGCAAAAGGATTAATGCCAAATGGTGAGATTAATTTTGACTTTGTGGCGGATGGTGAGGAAGACGAAGTAGCAGCACGCCAAGCAACTCAAATGGTTAGTAAAGTTGTGAATCAAATGAATGATCCACACTTTATATTAGAGCGTTGGATTATGGACGCTGCCATGCATAAAAATGGTATGATGATGATTAAGCCTGTACGTGAACCCATTACACGTTACATGGAAATTCAAGGTACTGCTGATCAACTTACTGCATTTGAAACACAAGCAGCAGAAAGTGGTTTAACTGCTACAAGACAAAGTAAACGTCGTATTTCAGTACAATTAGACAAAGTAGGTGCTGAAGTACAACAATTATTAGGTGCAAAACAAGTAGAATATAGTGATGAACGTATTGATGCGTTTATTCAACAATTAGGTGGTAGTGATGTAGAGTTAGAAGATGCTGAAACGTTGATGCAAACACAGTTAGATGATGAACAAACCATCTTACGTGATGCTATTAATCGTAACACTGTTTATACAGCAAAATATAAATTAACAGGTTACAATATTAATATTAAGTTTCATCCTATTGCACAACATTTTTGGATATGTGATCCAACTGTACCTGAAATGAAAGATCAACCTTTTTGTGGTTATTATGATCCCATGACTATTCAAGAAGCCACCGAATTGTACCCAGGTATCGACCTAGCTGAATTTGAACGTTTTGCTGAATATAACATGAATGGCGCATACCAAGCAGGTAGTGTTCTTAATAACTTAGCTATACATGCACGTGATAGTGTACCTATTATGGGTATACCTGTTGATAGTGCAGCTAGTGCAGATCCTGATAGTCGCCAAGTTAGTATTGTTACGGTATGGAACAAATATGATATTGATGGTGATGGTGAATTAGAACTTATTGAAATCATTTATAGTGGTTCATATATTATTAGTGCTAAAGAAGTTGAATTTATTCCTGTTGCTAATATGTGTCCCAAACCCCTCCCAGGTAACTTCTACGGTATGTCCATAGCAGAAAGTGTTATACCTATGCAAGAATATGCCACTAGTGCAGCACGTGCAGAAATACAATTAGGGTTATTAACTGCAACACCACGATTAGGTGTTAAACCTGATCGATTAGATTTTGAGATGTTACAAGATGGTGAAGCAGCTATTTTTATTTTAGATAGTAAGTTTGATCCAACTAAAGACGTGTATCCTGTACCACCACCAAGTGGTAATTTAGCTTTCTTAGAACAATCTATGCAACGTATTCAACAAGATACCATGGCTATGATTGGAATGACTACACCACAAGATGTGTTTAATCCTGAAGTTATGGCAGCAGGTAATAGTGGTATTAAATTACAATTAGCATTAACACCTAACCAAATTATACAAGACAATACAGTGCGTAATTCAGCAGAAGGTTTACGTGAAGCTATTTGGTTAGTATGGCGTACATTAGTTCAATATGCTGATGATTATGGTGTTAAGAAATTAGCAGCAAGTTGTCATCCTGATAAAACACCTGTATTTTTAGATGGTGCATCATTTGAAGAAATGAATTTTATTGATCGTAAAAATATACATATTGAATTAGCATTAGGTATGCGTAGTGAAGAAAATGCACTAGCACGTTTACAAATTATACAAAAATGTCAAAGTGATTTGTATGCTACAGTACAAGGTATGGTAGGTGCAGGCACATTAACACCTAGTATCTATACAAAAGTTAAAAAACCATTTGCAGATACACTATATGTACTTGGCGTTAAAGATTGTGATACTTATTTGCCTAGTGATGAAGAAGTATTACAAATGATACAACAAGCACAAGCTGCAAAAGAAAACGCAGAACCATCACCTGATGAACAAGTCAAAACAGCTAAAGCACAACTTGATACTGCTAAAGCGCAGCAAATTATGGCTGAAGTCAGTGGTAATGATGCAGAAACGACATTAGATTTTATGGCTATAGCTACGGGCAAACCAAAAGTGTATTCTTAAAGAAATAATATAAATAATAGAATAGCATATGATTAGCGAAGAAACGATACAACATTATAACAGTAAATTAAATGTCAACTTAAGCGAATTAAGTAAGCTTACACCAAGCCAACGAGATCGTGTCATGACATATGGTACTAGTGCAGAGAATTTATTAAAGAATAAAGATTTTGCCATGTTTGTACACCATTTTAAGTTTGATGTTGCAGACGCATTAGGTAGTATTCGTGGTCATAGTGTAGAGGATAATTGCCAACGTGTTGCATTAAGTAATGAACTAGTTGGTATAGATAATTTTGTGAATAGCCTTAAACGGGCTGTTTATCATAAAGAACGAATTGGTAAGATGCAAGTCCCCGATTTTAATGGAGAAAATGTATGACAACAGAAGTAGTTAGTCCTAACACCGTTGGTGAGGCCACTAACCAAAGCGCAGTTCCTAGTTTAGATTCAATTGCTGCTAAAATGACCGCTATGAGATCACAAACTCAGCGTAATCAACTTAGAGACACTGAACAAACTGCATCAGGTAACGAAACAGTAGGCGAAGATGTTTCGGATCCTGTGGCTCCTGTAGAGCCTGAAGTTGCACAATCTAGTGATGAAGTAGAGCAAGTAGCACACGATGATGTAGACAGCCCTGATACGGTAACTGCTACAAACAGTGATAATTCTACCAACGATGAACTTATTGACTTTATTGAGTTTGCTAATGACAACCCAAATGCTAAGTTTAAGTTTGTTCGTAATGGTAAAGAAGTCGTTATTGATGCTAAAAAAGCTGCTGCAATATTAGGTCAAGGTGGTGCGATACACGAAGAGGCAAGACAATTAAAGATTCAGAAAGCTGAATTTGATGAGTACTTGAATCAAACACGTGAACGCCAAGAAGGTTTAGCATTAGCAATGGAATTTACGATTGAACCGAAATTGCAAAGTGCGTATGATGAAATTGTTAAGACACAAGGTTATCAAACCGTGTTTCACCAACAATTACAGCAAACCAATGATCCTGCAGCACAAGCTCGTATAAAAGCGAGTATGCAGCAAAACGAAAATTATATTAGGCAGCAACAACAATTAATTGGACAGTTAAAACCTAATGTAGATCAGTTTAGGCAAATACGTGCACAACAGGTATCAGAACGTTTGGACGCAGCACGTAAATCGTTTCAAGATAAAGAACTGAAGAATGAATATGTTTATAATGAAGTTCGTGATAAAGTTGCTAAGATATGGCCTCATGCAAAGCAGGAGTTGATTCCTGGGGTGAAGAACATAGATTTAATCAGTAGTGATGAAAATTTATTAGCTTTAGTGCGTGATGGTTTAAAATATCGTGATAGACCTCAAGGCAAAAGTGCAGGTTCTAGTATAGCAGCATTAACCACAAAACGTGGTGCTACTGTACAGTCAAAAAATGGTTCTGATGATTTAAGCAAGCTTCGTGATGCTGCCAAAAATGGAGATAAAAAAGCTGCAGATAACTTGTTAGTTGCTCGTTTACAAAGCATACGATCAAGTCGTACAGGCAGATAACTGCTAATAAAATCATAAGGAGATAATCATGGCAGAAATTACAACATCCCAAATTGGTAACGGTACTACAGCTTATGGTAGTGATATCGTTGTCAAAGATTTGGACTTAGACGTATCTAACCGTGTTAAAGATGACACCCCCGTACTCAATATGTGTATGACAAAAAAGCGTAAAGTTAATTCAACTTTACCATTGTGGACAGATGACATCTATCGTGCACCTGCAGTTCAGGCGCAAGTTGAAGGTGCAACTGTAGCTACATCACAAGCAGAAAGCAATCAGCGTTACAATCTTGGTAACTATACTCAAATCTTTAGTACAGTTATTGCATCAAGTGGTACCGCACGTGCTGTTATGCAAGCAGGTGGAGATCCACAAGCATATCAAGAAGTCAAGCAATTGATTGAATTAATGTTTGACGTCGAGTTACAACTTGTACGTAACGATCAAATTGGTACAAAATATAGTGGACAAAGTGGTTCTGCTAGTGGATTGCCAAGTGGTCAAACAGGTCGCCGTATGGGATCATTAAGCTCATTTGCAGGTACATGGAGTTTTAATACAACTTCAACTACAGTAAGTGGACTTGACACATTCTATAACAACGAAGACACTGATAGTGCAACTCAAATCAGTAACGCATTACGTATCTATGCTAATGGTTCATACTACTACGCAGGTACATTCACCAATCAGTATTTCTCACCTGCTCTATACAAGCAGTTAGTTACTGTTGCTGAACAGCGTTATAACGCAAAGATTCGTACTATTGTTGCTCCAACATCATTACGTACTTCTATTTCTGATAACATTACTCAAAGTCGTGGTATCAACCGTGTTGACTCAGCACGTGGTGATACAATCAGCACTTATGAGGGTGATTTCAATTACACATACGAAGTATTTGATAGTTGGATCATGGATCAAGTAAGTCCTAACCAAATCTTCTTCTTAAATGAAGATGTTATTCAGTGGGGTGCATTACGTGATCTAGGACCAAATAATGAAGTATTCAGTAATGCTGATGCATCATTAGATCAGTTCTTAATGGAAGGTACACTCATTGTACGTAATCCTGCAGGTGTTGGTGTTCTTAATAACATCACCGCAGGTACAACTGCACAATCTAGCTTACCATCAGCACGTCCTGCTGCATTGGTTAGCCGTGTTAACTTTGGTGCAGGTGACGTTACTCCTTAATTGTTATGAGCAATTAAATGTAACAATAAAAAGGCTCTTCGGAGCCTTTTTTTATGTGTGCTAGATTATTAAAATTAAGCTAAATACTAATTATGAGTGAAAATATAAACAATCCCGAATACCTTAGTGATGAAGATCCTAAGAAAAATTACGATTATCTACGTCAAGATCATGGTGGTATGGTTACCAATCACAATGGTGTAGCTGATAAATTATTACAAAATGATCATCTTTATAATGAACTTAAAGGTGATTGGAAACGCACTGAAACAAGTAAAAGCAAGAATATTGTTGTTACAACAGGGCGTGAAGATGGTAAATTTTACATTAAACGTGAACAATTAAACGCAGAAGCTATTGCTAAACACTGTGCAGAATATCGTGCAGCAGCAGAAGCAGGTGTACCTGATCCTATGGCACCTATTATGCCTGATGGTAAGTTAGGATATAAGTGGATGGAATTACCACGAGTAGTTAGTACACGTATTAGTGATGATTATTTTGGTGGTATGCCATGGGATGCTATCAAACATGACAAGACATTAAAGGCACAATTCTATAAGGTTGTAGAACGTGAATACAATCAATATGTGTGTTATCCCAAAGGTAAGTTACCTATACCTATTGATGTACCCTATCCCACTAAGCGAGGACAACAACGCTTCTTTCAAGGAATTTAAAACATGTATGTAATACCAACAGCCAATTCACTTGTAACGTTCATTAAGGATTTTACAGGTTCCACTAATGATGCAGAAATTAAGCAATGTATTTTCTTAGCTGAATTATCAATGCGTAATATTGAATTACCTGCATTACGTTGTGATCCTTATGCTCCTGAAAATATTGGTGTTGTTGATGCTAATGGTACGATTCCGATCCCTGGGGATATGAATAAGCCAATCTTATTCTTTAAACAAGGACAACAATACATTACAACTGCAACAGCTAGTGGAACAAGTGGTCAAAATACTATTTTATTAGCAACAACACCTAATCAAACATTAACTGTTGGTATGTTAGTTAATGGCACAGGTATTGGTACAGGTGCGTTAATAACTAACGTTGGTGGTGGTATTGCAGGTAGTACAGTAACATTAAGTGTAGTTAATAGTGGTACAGTAAGTGGTACAATTGTGTTTACTACACCTCCTGCAGGTAGCCAAAGTAGTCAAACAGGTCCTTGGATTGTGTATGATCGCATTGGTGATCGAGACATTATTACACAAGGCATGATTGCACAGTTATACCTACAACCAGTCAATGTTCCCGCTGTTATACGTGGTAAGTTTAGTGAAGTTGCTAATGGTTACAAATTCTTACCTTATGCAGCAGAAGGTGATTTAATTAACATGTATTACTACAAAGCATGGCCTTTGTTATTTTCACCAATTTTAGATACAGTTTTTAGTACAACAGGTAGTATTAATCCAATTAGTGGTAGTGGACCATGGTTAATAGCTATTACAGGACTTAGCAGTACTAATAGTCTTACTGTTGGTGATTATATTACTGCTACTGATGGTACAGGTAGTTTAGGTAGTGGATTTACTAGTGCCATCGTTACACAAATATTAAGTAGCACAAGCATTGAAGTAAGTGTTACAGGTGGTAGTAGTCCAAGTGGTGGTACTGTAAGTAATGTTGCTATTACTAATCAAACCGTACAAAATAACGCAGTGTTAGCTACATGGCCTGAAGGTTATGTATACAGTACCTTACGTGAATATTATTTAAAACGACATAATAATGAAGATGCTGCAGTATATGATGGTAAGTTTAATACTGCATACTCAACCGTAGAAGATCAAAACAATTTAGGTAAATGGAGTGGAGGACATACACGATTAACATCAGTATGGCAACCACGTCAATACCGTCAGTACAATATTAAGTAGGAATCGTAGATGCCACCAAATAACACAAGTCTATATAGTTATGTAGGTAACACAGTTGTAAGTAATAACTTTACAACCTTGTACAGTGCCACACCAACAAGTGTAAGTAGTGGCAATGTATATGATACTAATTTTATTACGTTATACAGTAAAAATGCATCTAATATTTCGCCACAAATTTTAACTGATTATAGTAACAGTAACGTTGAAGCATTTCTTGCTGCAGGTACAGATGGTGTTAATACCGTTGAAAGTATTAATGCTAATGGTAATATTACAAGTAATGGTAATATCACTGCTAGTTATTATTTTGGTAATGGTACATTCTTAACAGGTATTATTAATAATGCAAGTAATGCCAATTATGCAAACTTTGCTAATTTTGCATATTACAGTGGTAATGCAAATGTTGCTAATATTGCCAATTCGGTAGCAGGAGCTAATGTTACAGGTGTTGTAGCTAATGCAAATTATGCTGCATATAGTGGTAATGCTAACGTATCTAATGTTGCAAATAGTGTTGCCGTTGGTAATGTGGTAGGAATTGGAAATATTGCCACAATCAATTTAGATGGAAATTATAACAATGTTTTGCATGGTAACGGTGTTTTTGGTCCTGAATCATTTAGTGGTAATGCAAACTATGCAAATTTTGCCAACTATGCTAATTTCGCTAATGTAGCAAACAGCGCAAATAGTGTAACACTTGCTAACGTAAGTGGTGCAGGTAATATAGCTAGTATAAACCTAGATGGTAATAGTGGTAACATTTTATACGGTAATGGTATATTTGCTGCTGTGCCTAATACTGCAGGTGCAAATTTTGCCAATTATGCAGGTAATGTTACAAATGCTTCACAACCAAATATAACAACAGTAGGTACATTAACAAACCTAGCTGTTAGTGGTAATGCAGTAGTTGGTGGTAATTTAACAGTTAATGGTAATCTTGTTTACGTTAATGTAGAAGATTTGGCAATTGAAGATCCTATCATACAATTACAACGTGGTCCCAATGGTGCTGCACCTTCAAGTAATACAGGTAAAGATGTTGGTACTGCACTGAATTATTATGACACAAGTGCTAAGATCGCATTTATGGGATGGGATGTTAGTAATGCAGAGATTGCATTTGGTTCTAACGTAACCATAGCAGGTGAAGTAGTAACATTTACTGAACTAGCCAATATACGTGCAGGTAATGCTAACTTAGGTAATGCAGTATTAGCCAATTATTTTATTGGTAGTGGTAATAACTTAAGCAATATACAAGGTGCTAATGTAAGTGGTGCGGTAGCCAATGCTAATTATGCAGCTTATGCAGGTAATATTACTGTTAATTCGCAACCAAATATTACAAGTGTTGGTACATTAACAGGATTAAATGTTAATGGTACAGTTACCGCAGTTAATTTTACTGCTAATACAGGTGTGTTTACAGGTAATGGTGCAGGATTAACAAACTTAAATGCAGGTAATATTAGTGGTAATATTGCAAATGCCAATTATGCTGCATATGCAGGTAACGTAACTATCAATGCACAACCTAATATTACTAGTGTAGGTAATTTAACAAGTTTAAATGTAAGTGGTGGTATTATCGCCAATTCATTAACTGCTAATGGAACTATTCAAGCTAATAACAATTTGATTGGTAGTAATATAATTTCCAATTATTCTATAGTTGCCAATACTTACATACAAGCTAATACAACCATTACTGCTAATGGTAATATTACAACACTAAATGGTATTTTCATAGGTAATGGTAATGGCATAACCAACATGAATGGTGCCAATATTACAGGTACGGTAGCAAATGCCAATTATGCTGCATATGCAGACATAGTAACAGGTAATATACAATCTAATATTAACCAATTAGCAAGTAATGTTTGGGAAATACAATTAAATGAAACGATGAACTATGCTAATAGTGATCGTATTGATATATTTCCAACAAGTTTAGCTTCAAATATTGGTAATAGTAATTTAACAGTACAATATGCGCATTCAAGTTACAGTAGGGATAGTGGATTTCCTCAATATATTACTACTCGTGCAGAAGGTAATTACACTAATCCTACTATTATCGCTAATAATGCAACTATTGCACGATATAATTATGCAGGATATAATGGTAACACATATGCGCTAACATCGCAAGTTATTGTGCGTGCTCCTGCAGCTAGTAATGTAACTTATAGTAATGTTGACATCGCATGGCAACCAGGTGAATACGAAATCCGTGTTGGTAATCCTTCAACTGATGCAAATGTTACAAGCATAACATCATCAAATGCATATCATAGTATGTCGTGGAGACAAAGTGGACAGTTGTTATTTGAAATGGGTACAGCTATTTCTACAGGTGGTATGCAATTTATTACATATGGTGCAACAACTAATACCAACCCTAGTGGTATGAATATTATTATGCAGCGTAGACGTGGTTCACGATCAGGTGCTGCTGCTGTTTCACAAAATGATATTATTGGTTCAATTATTTGGAATGCATATAACGGTACTAATGCAAGAACAGGTACTCAAATAACATCTACTGTAAGTCCTAATGCTGATATCAGTGCAGGTAATCGTGTTGATACCTACATGGACATTCAAAACTATGGTGGTGATATTAGTATTGAAACATTGGTAGGTAGTAATGTTGTTAATGGTAATATCTTAATTAAACCTGTTGGAACAGGTGAATTTCGTGTTACAAGTAATAAAGCTGCAACATTAACAGGTAATTTAACGGTTAATCAAGTATCTAATTTAGGTGCGGTTGGTAATGTTATTATTACAGGTGGTTCAAATGGGCAAGTATTAACCACTAATGGTAGTGGTAATTTAAGTTGGACAACTGTAACAGGTGGTGGTGGTGGATCTAATATTGCTAATGGTAATAGTAATGTTGATATACCTACTGCAAATGGTAATGTAATTGTTAGTGTAGCAGGTAATGCAAATATTGCTGTGTTTAGTGGCACAGGTGCTAATATAACAGGTACGTTAGGTGTTAGTGGCGTAATCACAGGTAATGGTAATGGCTTATCATCAATTCAATACGCAAACATTGTAGGCATTGGTAACATCAGTGCAATAAACTTAGATGGTAATTCAAGCAACTTATTATATGGAAATGGAGTATTTGCTCCTGTTACTATAGCATTTGCAGCGAATGCGAATTATGCCAATTTCGCAGGTGAAGCATTTTTAGTTAGTGGTGCTAATGTTAGTGGACAAGTAGCTAATGCAAATTATAGTTTATATAGTAATGTTGCTAATAGTGCAAATAGTGTAACATTAGCTAATGTAAGTGGAGCAGGTAACGTAGCAGCACTTAACTTAGATGGTAATGCAAGTAATGTATTATTTGGTAACGGTATATTTGCCCCTGTTACAATTTCTAACGTAGCTAATGCAAACTACGCTAATTTTGCAGGTAATGTTACAGTAAATGCACAACCTAATATTACTAGCGTTGGTACATTGACAAGTCTAGCAGTAGCAGGTAACATCACAGGACCAGACGTTATTGCGTTTGATACTGCGAATGGTACTGGTACATTAACAACAGGTCAATTAAGTTGGGATGTTACAGAACGAACATTAAGTTTGGGCATGAACAATGGTGTTACACAACAGATTGGTCTTGAGTCATACATATTAGTTAAAGCTAGTTCAGCAATTACAAATGGACAAGTTGTTATGTTCACAGGAGCCAATGGTGATAACGTTCAGGCTGCGCCTGCGAACGTAGCAGTTGCTGGTTTCAGAGCCGGGTATATTCTTGGTGTCGCTACACAAGATTTTGCTCTTAATGACTTTGGATACATTACAAGCTTTGGTAAAGTTCGTGCCTTAAATACTAACAGCTATAACGTTGGTGATTTGTTATGGTTAGATCCTACTGTAGTTGGTGGCATGACAAGTACACAACCAAGTGCGCCAAATTATCAAATTCAAATTGCTACTGTTACTAAGAAATCAGGTGGCGATGGGCAGATACAAGTTATCATTCGTCCAGAACCTAAGATTGATGATTTGAGTGATGTGACAATCACAACACCAACTGCAGGACAAGCATTAGTTTACAACAGTAGCAATATATGGGTTAATGGAGTACCAACATATGCTAACACCGCTAACAGTGTAGCAGTAGCCAATGTAACAGGCATAGGTAATATAGCTACCATTAATTTGGATGGTAATGCAAGTAATGTGTTATTTGGTAATGGTGTATTTGCTAACATTAATATTACAAGTGTAGCCAATGCAAACTACGCAAACTTTGCCAACGTTGCTAATACTGCCAATTTAGTTGCAGGTGCTAATGTTAGCGGTGAAGTAGCTAATGCCAACTTTGCAAATTACAGTAATATAGCTAATAGTGCAAATAGTGTTGCAGTAGCTAATGTCAGTGGTATTGGTAACATTGCAACACTTAATATTGATGGTAATGCAAGTAATGTACTATTTGGTAATGGTGTATTTGCTAATATCAATATTACGTCTGTTGCTAATGCGAATTATGCAAACTTTGCTAATATAGCTAACACAGCAAATAGTGTAGCAGGTGCTAATGTAAGTGGTGAGGTAGCTAATGCTAACTTTGCAAATTATAGTAACATTGCTAATACAGCTAATTCAGTAGCAGTAGCGAATGTCAGTGGTATTGGTAACATTGCAACACTTAATATTGATGGTAATGCAAGTAATGTATTATTTGGTAATGGTGTATTTGCTAACATTAATATTACAAGTGTAGCTAACGCCAATTATGCCAACTTTGCTAATATAGCTAACACAGCAAATTCAGTAGCAGGTGCGAACGTTAGTGGTGAAGTAGCTAATGCGAATTATAGTTCATACAGTAACATTGCTAATACTGCTAATAGTGTTGCTGTTGGTAATGTCAGTGGTATTGGTAATATTGCTACATTAAACTTAAACGGTAATTCATTAACTTTCTTAGCAGGTAATGGTGGTTGGTTAGTTCCTGCAGGTGGTAGTGCTACGCCTGGTGGGGCAAATACAAACATACAGTTCAATGATAATGGAACATTTGGTGGTATAAGTACGGTGACATGGGATGGAACTAAGCTATCACTAGGTAATGTCGCAAATATATTAATTACAGGTGGAAGTAATACTTACGTACTGTCTACAGATGGTACAGGTAATTTAAGTTGGGTTGCTCAAAGTGGTGGTGGCGACCAATTAAGTCCATTCTTACTCATGGGAGCATAATCTAAATGGCAACAACATATAAAGTTTTAGGGCAATTAAATCCTACTGCAGGATCATTACAAACATTGTATACGGTACCTGCTGCAACAAGTGCAGTAACAAGTACATTAACCATATGTAATCAATCTACAGCAACTAATGTACGTGTGGCTATACGTCCCGCAGGTGCGTCCATAGATCCCAAACATTATGTGGTTTATGATAGTGTTGTTAATGCAAATGATACTATGTTTTTAACAATTGGTGGTACATTAGCAACAACAGACGTAGTTAGTGTATATGCAGGTACAGCCAACGTATCATTTAACTTATTTGGATCGGAGCTAACGTAATGAGTTTGGGGTATACTTTAGACAAATCTATTACAGGTAAACAATGGGATGCACAATCACCCTATGTTCGTCCTAGTGAATGGATTACTCTATCACCTATAACAACAAGTGAACAAAAGTGTACAGGTGTGTATGCAGTATTTCCTGACAACGCATTAAATTATGTAGCTGTACAATGTCAAGGCGCATATACCGTAGATTGGGGTGATGGTGTTACAGAAAATGTTGCTACTAACGTAAAACAAACACATCAGTATGATTATGCTGCAGTTGGTAATAGTACAAGTTATGGTTATAAGCAAGTTACTATTACGATTACACCGCAAGCAGGACAAAATTTAACTAAGGTAGATTTAAGAGTGCGTCCTGATGGCGTGGGTACTGCTGTAGCTTTTCCTACAGGTTGGTTAGACCTTGAGGTTGGTAGCCCTAATTTAACAACATTAACTATCGGTGCCAATAACAGTCTTGCTTTTTTCCCATTATTACAACGAATACGTTGGGCTAGTAAAGCTACAGGTTTTACAAACATGAATGATTTGTTTTATTACTTACAAGCAGTGCAACAATTTGTTATTGATGCAAATATGTCTAATGTTACTAGTATAAACGCAATGTTTTATGCGTGTAGTGCATTAAAATTTGGCCCATGGATGGATACAGGTAACGTTACAAGTGCAACTTTTTTATTTGGTTTATGCGGGGCATTGGTCAACATTCCTGCTTATAATTTTTCAAAAGTAACAACTGTAAGTGATATGTTCATAGGATGTACAAAATTACAACAAATTCCAATATATAATACAGCAAACGTTACAACTTTTAACAACTTTGCACTAAATTGTTATAGTTTAGAATATATTCCTACTGTGGATGCTATAAAAGCAACTACTTTAGCAAATGCCTTTCAGAATTGTAGAAGTTTAAAATCAATAGATATTGTTAATGCAGGTAATAGTAATTCATTTATTAATATATTAAATGGATGTACTTCATTATTAAGTGCTAATGTTACAGGTAATAATGTTAATGCAGCTAATATTAACATGACTAGTATGTTTAGTGGTTGTAATAATTTAACTACATTAACGTTACTAGACACGGCAAAAGCTAATAATATGAACTCCATGTTTTTAAATTGTAATGATTTAAAAACATTTCCGAACATAAACACTAGCAATAATTTTACATTTACATCGATGTTTCAAAGTTGTTTTGCTTTAGAAACATTACCTAATTTAGACACCGCAAAAGGCAATCAATTTGGTTCTATGTTTAACCAATGTGTAAGTTTGTATGAAGCACCTAATATTAACTTGAGTAATGCAAACAGTGTTGCAACTATGTTTACAGGATGTTATAACGTAAAAACTTTACCTGCTTATAATTTGGCAAATATAACAGCAGCGGGTGGTTCTATAATAAGTACAGGTGCTGCGTTTTTAACCGCAACTCCATTAGTTAATGTATCATTTACAAACCTAAAATATACAACTACATTTGTTAACTGTCAAATTAATAAGGCTAATTTAGAAGGCATATTTTCTAATGCATTAGGTAGTGTTGGTGCAGCAGGTCAAGTAGTAACAATCACTAGCAACCCAGGCGCTGACACCGCAGTTAATAAAACATCAACTTGGACTAACACAAGTAAAGTTATTACTATGGCTAATACAGTAGGTTTAGCTACAGGTTATCAAGTTACAGGTGCTAATATTGGTAACGCAATTGCAATAACCATACAAGCTAATAATACGATTAGTACTACAAATAATATTGATAATGATACGATGGTTGCTTTTGCTAACGTACAAACAAGTAACCTTACAGCTAATACGCTATATTATGTAAGTAATCAAGCCAACGTTAGTAATACATTTTATTATGATCTTTCAACAAGTGTAGGTGGTACACCACTTACATTTACTAGTGGTACAGGTAACCTAAACATTAATCGTTTAATTACTGCAATTAATACCAATGCAAATATTACTATTAGTGCATACCCAAGTGGTAACGGTACTAGTGCTAATGCAACAACACGTGCGCTAAACACTAATATTGCTTCATTTAAGGGATGGACAGTCACAGGATAACATCATGTCGTTTTTTACATATCAAGATAACATACTACAAGAAGCACCTAATTTTATCATCTTTCCTGATGGCGTAGAATTATGGGCAGTAAACAAAGATAATTATACCTATCCTGTTAATGGATGGTATTGGTTTGATACCGAGGCAGAGGCTAAAACTTTTTATGGATTGGAATGATGTTAGAAACTCTTTTAGCATTTATTAAGTCATTACCCGCTTGGCTAGGACATGTCGTTGAAGTACTAATCGTTGCAGTTGTATTCATGACCGTTATGACCTTCTTAGCAGGTCTATGGTGCGGTATACGTATCATCGGTAAACGTGCATCATCAATTCAAGAAATCCAATTTATACCACCTAAGGTTGTTTTTAAAGATAAATAATGATATCATGCCATAGGAGGCGATATCATGAAGCAAACAACTTTGAGTAGAATAATGGCTAAGATCAGCAAAGACAATGATTGTTGGTTGTGGCAAGGTGGTAAAAATAGTTTAGGATATGGGTTAATGAACGTAGGTGGTAAGATGCGTAATGTATCACGTGTTATGTATGAAGTATACAATAACACAACACTGCCGCATTACTTAAATGTTACACATACATGTAATCATCGTGATTGTATTAATCCACAACATCTAAAATTATTGACAAAACAAGAGTTATATCGTAAAGTAGGTATACGTCACAGTAAGTTCCGTGGTGTTAGTAAACCTAAGTTTAGTTGTGAACACTGTGGTGGACTGTATAGTGCCAATATGCTTGGTCGTTGGCATGGTGATAATTGTAAAGCTAAAAAGTTTAAATTTTTAATCGCAGCATAAATACTATTGTGTGATGTGCCTAAAAATAAAACCGAATAGTGCCATATTCAAATCATCCATACAGTACATCACACAATCTCAATTACTCTCAAGTAAGTTAGTTTAGTTTTCTTTTTAATTCCTGTTTAAAGAAGCTCCCCCCTCGCAATGAGGGGGTTTTTTTATTTGTGTAAAATAAAATATCGTAACTTACAAGCAATAATAAAAATTTCACAATCAATAACACATTCACATATTTCACGCTCTGCACGTTCTAATGATCCCGCACCAAAAGTAAACTCATATATCTCTTTTTGATCCCATAATGCAAATAATTCAGCTTGCATTTTTTCACGACTCTTGATAAACTTATAAGTACTCATATGAATATTTAGCAAATATTCAAAAATATGGGCTTATGTGGCACTTTTTTCACTTGTTTGATAAATACTTTATATAAACAGGAGAATAGAAATGCAAAGTAAGCCAAAAACAAAACAGGAATTTTTAAAGTATTTCAGAGCACGTCATGCAAGATGGTTGATACAGTATGTTAGCAGTAAGGAATCACTACAAGTATGTGAAGAAGTTGGTGATTATTCACTAGCTCGCATGCACAAAGAGACCATGCTACTTGCACAGCGTAAGATGAAAGTATGTGAAGATGATATTATGACTATTTTAACTTGGATGAGAGAGGAAGATGAGACTAACAACGTTACAGAGTGTTCATAAACCTATTGACTACAACACGCAAAGTGTATTTGACTTAGAGTGGGATGAATTAGCACAAGTATTGTTGTATTGCCGCAACGTAAAAATCAAAGAAAATGCAGGATTATTCAATCTTATTGCATTTAAAGATATAAACGATCCCACGGTACAACTTGGTCGTGAACGTAATATAGAAATACCTAACACGGTTCGTAGGTGTCGTGACAATGCTATCGCATATCATGGATTATGTCTTGATTACGATGGCAACGCTACGATTGCACAAGTACAAGACCGACTAGATGGATTAGAGTATGTTATCTATACTACGTTCAATCACACGCCACAAAATGAACGATTTAGGGTAGTGATACCATTTAGTAATCCTATTTCTATTGCAGATTTTGAAGCAAGAAAATTAGATATTATTGATACGTTTGAAGGTATTGACCCTGCATCATTAAGTACAAGCCAATGCTTTTACTTTCATAGTGGTGCACATCCATACACACATTGGAATAAAGGTGTGATGATCAATCCATATGATTTTAAGGTGATTGAAAAACCAATTTACCATATTGTTACTGATGTAGAAAGTAAGTATGATTTACAATATTATGATGAATT